TCTGGATTTTGAGCTGATGATATATTTAGATTAACATTTAGAGCCTCCGAACTACTTCTCTCTGGGGGTTTCTCAGAATCTTTTCTTTTTCCTTTTGGTATATTCTTTTTCGGTTTGTCGGCTAACATTATAGCTGATTCAGTTGATGATTTTTTAGTTAATTTATCTTGTTCCTTTTTTGATTTCCTTTTCTCTGCTGCTCTTTTCTTGCTTTCTTTCTTTGCTTCTTCCTTTTGTTGTATTTTTAATGCTTTTGCTTGTTTTTGTTCTTTAGTCAAGGTGACTTTTTCAGCCTGAATCTTTTTATATAGATTTTTTCCGATCTCTTTTTGTGTATTATTCCACTCGAGTGCAAATTCCTTATTCTGAAAATCCTTTCCTTGTGGTGTTGTGATTTTATTTAAAAATGCAGGAAAAGTGGCAAGACCAAGATCAATGATATCTATTTCGTTAATTAATTTTTCTTCTTCCGTGCTTGTAAAATCTATCGACACGGTAGGCCAAAATAAACATTCGTCTATATCGAAAACAATTTTGGTTGCTTTTTTACCCTTTCCTTCTTTAGGTAAAACAAATTCTGCCTGAGTATTTGAAACACCAATGTCTTCTTGTTGTTGTAAAAAATCAGGTTCTTCTTCTTCTTCGATTGGTTCTATTGGTTTAGATACTAAATCTTCAAAATCGGAATATATACTAGCCATATATTTATCATACATATCAATAATTCGTTTACGTAACATATCGAATATATAGATTTCATAAGTTCTTCTTACATCGCGAATATTTTGATCAGTATCTATTATGCGAATGTCACCTTCCGGATCTGGAGATTTATTAACCTGTCTTGCGAATCTTGTAGCAGATTTTGTAGTTTTATCACTATCATCCAAAATTTGATCGAAATCAGTTATTATTCCTGTTTTCGTAATATCCTTATTACTTACGGAAACTCTTTTACCTTCAAGTTTCATTAGGTTAAAATTTCCTTTTTTTCCAAATTTGATTTTTTTCTTTACTCCAGATTTATGATAAATATTTTTTCCGGAAATAATTAAATTTAAATCAATATTTTCCAATTCCGGAGTAGGTTGTTCTGGATTTGAATTTACGATATCTTTCATATTCATTTTTTTAATAAAATTAACATTATATCTTGTAGTCATATTGATAAATGCACTATTAAATGCTTTTCCGTATTCATATATTATTTTTGTGTTCTTCAATCGATCAATATCTCGATGTTTTAAGATTGGAGCATATGAGAATTTGGATACCAAAGTCTTTGATACAGTGGCATAAGGATTGATGTTAATTTTATACTTTTCATTCAACCTTATAATAAAATCACTTTCCTTTTTACCCAAAATCAAATTATGAAGGATTTGTCTTTCTAAATTTTGTATATTCTCCCATAATGTTTCCGAAATGATTCTAGATCTTTGAGGTGCATACTGTGTTTTTGAAGCAATTTTTGGCTTAGATTCTACTTTCTCTGCAATTTTAGGTTTATAATATCTTGCAAGAGTTGGTGCAGATACTATTACAACTTCTTCTTCCATAGTAAAAATTAAACTATATATGAAAAATAAATAAATATATTTTTAATAAATATTTATTTTTTAATCCAATTAAGTGGGACGAGATCAAAAGTAAGAGGATCAAAAATGTCTCCATTTTTTTCCATTTCTTTGATATATGAATTTGTGTAAATTTTTCCAAAATTTGAACCTCTCAAAGTAATCTCTCTCATTCTACTACTCTTTAGCTTTTTATCATATATCAAAAAATTCGTTAAATCAGGAATTCGTTCCCATTCAATATCTTCTTTCTTTTGTTTTTTAGCTTCTTCAGTATCTTCTTTGGATCTTGAACCTCTTAACATTTGATAACTAATCTGTGTATAAAATTGCCACATTTTCCATAACTCTTCTATGGTGGGAATAGGTCTTAATAAAATAGGTTCAGATATATCTATTTTTTCTATCGAATCAAACACATCTCCATTTTCATCTACGATTCCATAAATTTTATGCATCTTTACTTTATCGTTATCTTGAATTACGTAATCGTAATCGTATTCGTAATTATCTCTTCCAATATAAAGACCTCTTTTAGTTTCTTCAGTTGAAGAATCTCTTTTGATTTTTTCGTTTATACACAACCCAAAATTAAGATATTTTCGCAACATATAAACCATTACATTTTCAGGAACATTACCAATCCTTTTCAATTTATCCAATGGTATCATTATCAAATAATCTTCATAATCCATTCTTGAATAAACTAAATTCGCAAGAATCTTAAACATTAAAATCATCCATTCTGGAAAACTTTTCCATGGATAAGAATTGGAATTATCACAGATAGCATCAATTTGAATAGTTTTAATTATCCAACTAGAAAATTCTTTTAGAACCGTTTCGGGTTTTGTTGATTTTTCGGGTTTATACAATGTGAGGGTAGTTTTAAACCAAATATGTGGTTTTTCTTTTACCGAAACCAAATTGAGAAAATATGCATGACCTGCAATGTCTCTTTCTAAAGATTGTATAATTTTAGGATGAATATCATAACGATAAGTAATATATGATCCTAGAGTTGTATCAAGAGTTGTTTCTAATGCTTCCATATATACTGTAAATTCTGAAGGGGATGCTTTCAATTCTCTGATAGATGCATTATCTCTAATAATTGATGAGGGTGCAAAAATATCAATTTTCTTTGTATGAAGTATATCTATTATATCTTTTGCTATTATGCCATTATATACGTAATCTCCTTTTACAAAAGGTTCATTATTTTCGAAAAATTCATTTACTCCTCTTTGCAATCTATTCATATATTGTACAAAATAAATTGCTTGAGGATCAATAGAAGTTCTTTTTTCTTCTTCTGGATGATCTTTATTTAAGATTCTTGTAGAACCATTAAAGAGTTCGATATCTTCATATTCTTCATCTAAAATAGGTTCAAAATCGTCCGTTTTACCATTTTGAGCTTTTAGAAAATATTGTGCAATTTTTGAAATTGTTATATCTTGATTTTCCACTTTTGTTTTAAAGTTGTTTAATCGATAAAATTGCCAATACCAAGGGTCCAAGTAATCGTCAATTATTTGACTACGAATCTTGAAATCTCCTTCACTTCTATTAATCATTCTTCTCGTAGAAGGATTCAATGTATTGGCAAATCTATCTGGCCACATCAACATATTACAAGCATCGACATCAACTGTAAAAACATCATCTTGTATTATTTTTTTAGTAACTATACGATATGTGCTTTGTGCAAAAGGAGAAGGAATCATTTTTGAACTGATTAAAACTTCAAAAATATTTCGAAATATTCCATAATAATCTTCAAATAATTTTGCTATAGTTTTGATTTTGTTTACATAGATTTTTTTTGCATAAACATTAAGATCGATACAAGTATTATCTTCTTCTTTCGATAATCTGGATAATATATTTGAGAGCTCTTTTTTTTCTTCTGCTATTTGCATTTGATTAATAGCTGTTCTTAATTCTTGAATCGAAGAAGGATTTGTTGGAGGATAAAGTTCGTACAATTTTTGTAAATAATCAATATCATCTCTGATAACAACCATTCTAAACATCAATTTATATAATTCATGAGCTTCTACTTCGTATCTATGTTGTCCCCAACTTTTTTTAGATCTCAATCCTTGTTTTTGCAAATATGATACTTTTACAGAACCATAAAGATTTTCAGCACCTTTTTCGACTTCATCTACATCCAAATCAATGAGTTGAAAGATCCGATTTTTAATGGCTACCTTCCTCACGAGTTTCGAAAAAACATCAAATTTAGTTTCTTCCACTTTATTTCTCATGCTTTGTAAAAATTTTTCAGGAATATCGCTTTCGGGAAACAAAATATCGAGATAATCATCATTAAGAATCCATTTTGTTATTAGAAAAATATCATTGGCATATTCTACACTCAATTGTTTAATTTGAGCCAACTTTCTCTTTTTAGTATTGGAATCTGCATGAGCCATAAATCCAAATCTCATTCCAATAGCAGAATGATAATTTTCAGTTTTATCATGTATTAGTTCGAGAACTTCGTGCAATTGAATTGTTTCTGGGTCCTCATTATTTTTAATTGCATCCATTAAAACAGAAAGTCTCTTAGTATCAGTACATTGCGTAGTTTGTTTTAGCATACAATTAGTCTCTACCGATGATATCAAATCTGTATTCCAAGTATCAAAAACATCTTTGATATTTTTTCCCTCTTCTGCAAGACCTTGTTTATCCAAATATTCATTTAGATTTCTCCATAATGTGAATTTCTCTTTTGGAACACTTATTATTCCTTTTGTAATTTTCTCTTTTCTTTTGGTCAATTTTTTCTTATTGGACTCTTCGCGTTGAGCTTTTTTTTTTCTTACTGGTTTTTCTATATTTTTGATGTAAATATCACTGAATCGACTAGCATCCAATTGTTGAGCGATTTCTTTTGCATTTTTTTCGAAATCCATTCCCAAGATTCTTTCTATTTCTTCATTCGAGATATTTTCTTCATCTACTTCCAATGCTTCATCTATATCTTTATTCGAGATAATTTCTTCATCTACTTCCAATGTTTCTTCATCTGATTCGATGATATCTACATCTTCTTCTTCGTCTGATAATATTCTTCTAATAGGATTTCCTTGTTCCATTTTTTAATCTATTAAACTAGAAAAATACAATAAATTTTTCAGGAATTTTGTTTTCTGAAACATTGGCGTGTGTACAAAATAATTTTATTCAAAAATTCTTGTCCATATGTATCCATCCAAGATGAGTAAAGAATCGGAAAATCCATCATCTTTAAACATTTTTAAGGATGCTGCGTTAAAAAAACGTAAAGCATTCGATATTGAATCGGAAAATGATTTAAATTTGATGGAAGACGTTTCTATTGGATCGGTTCAGAAGTCAAAAAACGAATCGAAATCTTTATCCTCGAAAGTTGATTTTTCTATAAATATCACCATTTCTTTTGGTAGAATAGAAAAATTAAAAAAAGAAAGAAAAAATCTAACCAAGAGCATTTATAAAAATAATGTTCCATATGATAATAATCAATTTCCGGATGCAAGATTTCCAACATATTACTCTGTTCCTACTCATCTTTTCGAAGAGTTTAAAAGGATGTTTCCTCAAAATACAAATCAAAAAGGGAAAATATCTTTAATTCCAGATAAAGAAATCGGAGGAAAATCATATAGTTTATTATCATGGTTGGTACATTCCCATTGGAAAAATACAGAAAATCTAGATAATTTAGCTAAAATAATCTTGCATAAAAAGCCAATCACTCTTAGTCATTTGGATTGGCTTTGTACTAATTACAGTAAAACTTATGATGTGAGATATAAATTAAATCAAAATAATCCTGTTGATTTTAGTATTCATGATTCTTACAATCAAAGACTTGAATTACATCTTCGTGCTTTTTTCGATGTATTTGCTAGAAATGCTAGAATTCTAGTAGAATGGATAACAGATGATGAAGAATTTTTCAATTCTTTCGTTGGAGATAAAGAAGATAGTTTAGGTGAAATTTAGTGGTAAAATAATTCGATACAGATATAAAATGGGATAATAAGAAAAATGTAGGAATGAGAAAGATTCAGGAAAAAATGACAATATATCTTATAACTTCTGTTGGACAATTAAATTTTTTCACTTGGGCAATGGAGAATCAAGTTATAGAATTCTGTATAAATAATGTAAAAAGAATCGAATTACATTATGAAGAAACGCAAAAAATGCCCGAACCTTCCAATGGTAAAAGAAGAAAATTGAGTCAGCCATCACAAATGGCATTTAAAGTGAAACAGATTGATACAGTTGTTCAATACGAAAATAATATTCACACCATGATAGTGAGAGAAAATTAATGTTTTTTTTCGTATATTATTAAAAAAAAATATTTTTTAAATGGATAATACATTTATGCCGGTTAGGACAAGAATATTAGATCATGATGGAATAACTCCTATTCCGGGTTCAATTTTAAGAGAAATAATTACTACTCTTGGATACAAATTAAATGTATCTCATTCTGGACCAGATGGAAATTCGGATCATAATACAATAAAGGGTCTAGAAAGAACAGCATTTATGATTCTCGGACAAAATGTGATGGAATGGGAAAGAAAATTGGCAAACAAAGAAACTTATAATAACGAATCTCTTGGAAGAAAAGTATTTCTCTGTTTTCGACCATTATTACCAAAAAAAATGAATTGGTTACATGCTGATGCAATTCTTGATGCTCTCAGAGTTTATGAACAAGATGAAGAACTTTCATTCATTTGTTACGGTCCATTTTATGCAGGATTTCAATTTAATGAAACTCTGTTTAAAAAACGTGCAAATCGTTATGCATTTATCTTTAATACTTCTCAAGCTATAAAAAATCAACAATATGATGGTAGTCATTGGATTGCTCTCTACATAGATCTCGTAAAAAATACAATTGATTATTATGATTCTAAAGGCATATTACCTTCATCTTTATTAATACACAGCATATCATATATTATCAAAATTATAAGGAATACAAATCCTAATATGACTGGTGAAGTTAATTTCACGAGAACGAGAAAACAATTTGGTTCAAACGAATGTGGAGTTTATGTGGTTCATTTTATTGTTCAAAGATTGTTTGGAAAGAGTTTCCAAGAATTTAATAAGGAATTTTTACCAGATAAGGAAATAGATCAATATAGAAAAATTTATTGGACAGTTGTTGAAAAACCATTGTTTAATTATACGTAAAATAGCGCTTTATAAAATTTTAATTTTCTAAAAAAAAGTTAATTATGGACAAAATCAAATTTCCTATTTTATGTAAAATTCGTATTCCTTCACCTCGTACAAGAGAAAACTTTTTACCCCCTTTTTCTCATCAAAAAACAGTATTTTTCGAAATTCTTTTCCTTAGAAATATCAATCCTGGTTACGAAATCATAATAAAATTTTATGATTATATATTAAAGCAAATATTTATCGAAAAACTTGTTCTTTCTAAATTTAAAAAATTCGTTATTGGTGAATATCCTTTAAACATTCTTCATAAAATCAAAGTCAAGTTATTGGAAAATGAAGAGTGGATTGGAATAATCAATCTATTGGATAAAATTCAAAATCCTTTGATAGAACCAAAATATTCCAACTATCAAATTCATGATAAATTCTGTGCAGTATGGAAATCCAGTGATGATTTATTTACTGAAGAAAAATTTTATCAAATCACTGCAGGATATGCTCTAAATTTATTTTGTTTAAACAATAGACTTATGGAAGAAGAAAATCAACTTATAAAAGATTTGTATAATTTTGATATTTTAAATGATGATTTAAAAAAGAACAGAACCGTAAAAAAGAAACAATATGTAAAAGTGGAATGGTTAGATATATACGAAAAAATCGAAAAAAGAGAACCAACTCTTCTTCCAGAGTTTCGAAATTCAATCAAGATTACTTATATCTCAAATCTCAAAGTAAAGACATCAAAAGTAGAAATTTTTAGTATCAATGCTGGAATTATCAAACAATGGGATGATAAAATATTATCTATTTGTGGTAATCGTAACTTGGAAAATGGAAATAGAAGTTTTCTTTGTGTCTTTTTGAATAATTTGGCTGAATCTACTTATACAGAATGGATTGATGAAAATAATACGAATCTGTATTATATAATGATATGTGATGTTTATTGCAGATTTATTAATATTCCTAGACCAAAATCAATACAATGGATGTTATCTACCAATTTTGAAAAAGAAGAAAATATAATCGAAAGAGATATATCTCTTTCTAGATTGGAAGAATTTGTTGGATCATTGTCTTTGATAGAATATTTTAAAGAACAAACAGAAATATCAGGTCCTCAAAAAACTATAAATAGTAAATCATTTTGGATTTGGATAATGAATTATTTTGTAAAATTTATGGATCTTAGTTATATTCATATTCATCCAAGAATTGCTGTAATGTTACGACAAATACTGACCAAAAAATTGAGAGAAACAATATTATAAAAAAAGTATTGATTATTTTTTTTTTCAATAAAAATTGTACCTTTATAATGTTTGAACAAGACAGAAATATTATTTTATTCAATGATATTATTTTCTTTTGGCGAAAATATCGAAAAATCTTCTTTAGATAGATGAGGATTTTTATACAACTTTTTATCAAGGTAAGCTATCGCAGATTCTAAAGAAGAACATATATTCCAAAGACAATCATCAGATTCATAACTGTCCCCATAAACGATCCAACAATCTGTAATATCTTTTATATCCAAAAAAGAATTCGTAAACTCTTCCATAGTTGAAGGATATGATATTTCATCTAATCTTTTTCCATCTTTTCCTTGTTGAAAGATATCTTTAATGTATATGGATGGGAATCATCATAAGCGTAAACGGTTTTTTTCTCTGAAGAATTAAAATTAAACGCTTTTTATTGATATATTACAAATATTCAAGATTTGAGATAAGGAATAATGTTTTTCTTGATAGTAAAAAGAAAACATATAAATGAAATCTTTCCAATCATCTTGTATTAGTGAGATAAAATAAGATCTAAGATAATTTATCGAAGATTTGATTTTTAATATTAAATCATTTAGACTCATCAATTTTCCATATAGAAAAAATGATTTTTTTGTCATTACATCTTGTTGATCATTTGGATTAATTATTGCACATAAATAAATATCGGTCATTTGCAAATCCTAAGAAAAATGAAAAGAAAACAAAAACATACATCAATCAATGCTAAAAATCTTTTTTTTAAAGAAGTATTTAATCCAAATTTGATAATATCTTTTCTAATATGAAGTATCAAAGGATGAAGAAATATTTTTACACCTCCATTTCCTTTTAAATCATTACAAAATCTCGATATGCAATCATGTTGATTCATTTAGTTGTATTTTTGCAAATGTATAAATAGTAGCGTTATAAACTGAAGTATAATAAAATTTTGATTATAACTAGTTGGGATGAAATATCTTCTTGGTAGAACCGAAAAAGAATTAAGATTCAATCCTTTGATTAAAAATAATGATTCATTATTAAATGAAGAATTGAATATAATAGATAAAAATAATATAGACGTGGAAGAAATAGATGTAAATTATAATTTCCTGGGTATAAAAAATGAAACGGATAAAAATATAAGTTTAATAATCCACCAAATGTGGTTAGATACAAAAATAGAAGATAATAACGATGTTCCAATAAAATATAACAAATTAGGATTTCCCAAAACATGGAAAGATTTAAATCCAGAATTTTCTTACAAATTATGGAATAGAAAAATGGTTAAAAATCTTTTTGATACTCCATTATTGTCAAGATGGAAATATTTTTATTACAATGTTATTCAAAAACATATAGAAAAATGCGATTTTGCACGATATGCTATTTTATATGCATTTGGTGGAATCTATGTAGATTTGGATTTTCGTTGTCTTAAAAACTTCACAAATTTGGTTAAAAGAGAATCTTTGAGGTTAGTTTATGAACCTGCAGAACATTTATTTCACGGAAAACGCATTATTGCAAATGGTTTCATGTCTTCGGCACCACTACATGAAATGTGGCCTAAATTTATGGATTTTATCATGAATAATTATAGTTCTAAAAAAGGAGAATTAGTAAATTGCGGTCCTCATGCACTTACTATTTTTGCATATAGGGCTGGAATACCAAAATATCCTGAATATTTTTTAAACTCTTGCAAGATATTTCCTTTGACAGGAGATGATTTACCTTCCAAATATTGCATTAGAAATATGGAAAATCCTTCGTTACAAAAGGTATTAGACGAAGCATATTGCGCAACTTTTTGGAGACAAGGTTCAGGATGGGGAAAGTTATCTATAGATAATGGAGATTGGAGTGCAGATGAAATTAAAATTAGTAGTGAAAATAAGAATTCGTCCAATAGTTTTCCTTTAATATTAATTATTTTGATCGTAATTATAGCTGTTGCTGTAATTTCCATTTTTATAGTATTGGCTATTTTATTTCAAAAAAAAAATAAATAGATTTAGTTTTTATGAGTGATTTTTTTTATATCTTATCAGAAAAATAGAATTTATCAAGCAAAGTATCTTTTCTAAAAATTGATAAACGGTAATTTTGTATATAAAGAATTTATTTCGAAATCAACTATCCATTTTGGAAAAAACAAAATATTGTAAAATAATCGTTCTTTTTTTGATATACAAATTAAGACAAGGATTATTTGTTTCAAGATGTATTAGTAAATATAACGATCCGGAATTAGTTTAGAAAAATATCTAGCAATACAAGTTTTAAATAATTCGCCATTAATTAAAAAATATAGATAAAGAAATATTTTTATTATCCCAAAGATATTTTTATCACAACATGATTTTTTTGGTTTTTTTACTTATCTTAGGTACAAGATTATCTGATTCATTTTCCATTTCGAATATCATAGTAATGAAATTAATAACCAACTGATAAATTTAATTATAAATAATTATTACCTGAATTTGATTCGCATTTAAGTTCATTATCAATTTTTGCAATTGATCACGTTTATGCACAATATCATTATTCATTAACATGAATTGATAAATCATCAATTCATAATTTTTGTTTTTACACTTCGAATCTAATACATCTGCAATCATCGGGTCATTCAATAAATCTTCATCAATAGCTTTCATTGGTTGAGGAGAGTTATCTCTTTTTCTTTTCTTGAAAAAATTTTGTTTTTTGACTATAATTTCTTTTGATGGTTCATTAATTATCGGAATTTCTTCCACAGAAAGTTGATCCCATAAACACTTTGGAACTAAATTCTTGCTTTTAGTATCTCTATAATATCCAGGAATTGCATCTCTCATCAACATTGAGATTTCAGATAATTTAACACGGAGATTTTCCCATCCACTGAAAATTTTATTATTAGTTGCAGGAGCAAATTGATATTCTTGATCAGTTCTCTGGACCCAATCACCATTTTGTTTATGGTTTTTAAAAATGTATTCCCAATGTTCTATTTTCGTTAGATAGAGTGTAAGAAATTAACCTCCTTTGATTGCTCCATTTTTATTCCACATTTTCCAAATACTATTCGTATTGTGTACAATAGCCAATAATAATCCATCACCAGAATAAACATGAAAATCATTCCTCATAAAATCTTCACTCGTATAAGTCCATATAGCATACGGAATAGGATGTATAAACATGAACGAATTATTATTTGGATCTCTAGGATCATAAAGATATTCAGCATAAATCGGAGCAGGAAAATGTACTATTAATATATCTCTTCTGGCTTTATAAATCTTCTGGCTTGCAGGACCAAGATTATACTATGAAGTTAGTTTTAAAGTATTCTATACGTTAGATTTGCCAATGTAGTTTTTACAAAATAAAGACATATTGTCTTCTAATTCTTTAAATTTCATATCTAGTAAATGAAATTGTGGGTTAACATAAATAATTTTATCTATAACATTTCCATAAGAAGGAAATGTTATAGCGTTTCCATTTGTATTGGAAACCAGAGGAGATTTAACTGTAAAATCATTTTCACAAATTTGTGCCTGAAATGCCATTTTAAAAATATATGTATTACTAATCTTATATATTAGTTATAGCGCTAAAAATATTGGGTTCATTTTATTTTTAGCGCTAAATGTATATATTATTACAGGAAAAAAATATAGAATCCATTTTATTTTTAGAGATAAATATTATATATCTATTGGATTTTTCAAAGCATAAAATAAAATAGAATGGAGAACAAACAGAGTGA